TGACTTCTCGATTGAGAAAGCCATTTCTGCGAATGATGAAGAAGCTTCAGCAGTTGCTGTTGCAATACCAGTACCAGCAGTTACGCTTGTAGTAGTGTCGTTCATCAAACCTGGGTTTAGTGAAGCAGAATGAGTACCTGTTCCAGAGAAGTCTGAATCAGCTTCGTTAAATAATGCTTCTGTGCCGCTGTTTGAAGTAAATCTTGACTTCATAGCAAAGATTAGACCAGTTGGTCCAGTCATTGGTTGTACGCCACAGATATCGTATGCGATAAGGTTAGGCATTGCTCTTCTTACGAGAGAAATTAGGATTGGATCCCAATTCGCAACAGCAGCATCACCTGTGATGTTTGCGATTTCTCCCAAGAAAGCTCTGTCTTCTTTCGCAGCTTTTTCTTGGTTTTCCAGGATAACAGCAGTTACCGCTTTCTTGTAAGGGTTGTCTATTTTTGGTAGATCACCATGTTCAAGAACCGGAGCCCACTTTTCCTGTAAGTTTTGTGAATTAAACATTATGTTTATCTCTCCTTATTTCTTATTGATTATTGTAGATATCTCTACTTTTTCCCCTACTGATTGCAGCCGTATAGCGTGCCATGCTAGATGACAAATCTGCTACTGTGTTACCATCATTGGAATCTTGGTTTACTGTATCAACATTTTCAGTTGATTCAGGTGCTGCTGCTTGTCCAAAATAACTTTCTTTAATTGTAGAAAGTTTTTTAGAGTATGCGTCAGCATTTTCGAATGCTACATCTTCTACTAAAGATTTCATCTTTTCTTTTTCTGTATCAGCCATTCCGTCAACAGCGCTTTCAAAGATTTCGTCTTTTGTGTAACCTTCGATTAACTTTTTATCTTCGATAGACTTTTCAGTCATTTCATTGACTTTAGCTTTCATTTCTTCAAGCTCTTTTTCTTTTGCTTCCAAGATGTCATATTTTTCATCTGGAACATCAATGTAATGATCTTCGAATAGTTGTTTTAAGCCACCAATAAAGTCTTCAGCAATTTCGCCCTTAATACCTTTTTCGATAGCAAGTTCGTTATCAGCCATCCATTGTTCTACAACGTAGTTTAGATAGTTGTCGACTTTAGTTGTTAGTTCTTCTTTAACAGTTTCTTTTGCTTCTGATAACTCGCTAGAATATTCACCCTCTAATCTTTCGATTTCAGATTTTACTTTTGATTTAACAGCAGCTTCAAAAATTGTTGCAGCTTTTGTTTTAAACTCTTCCGAAAGGGAATCATCGCCAGATACTAGAGCGTTAACATCATCTGATACATCAATAGATTTTACTCTTTGATCTACAGCTTCTTTAACTTTCTTTTTATCTTCTTCGTCATCCTTGTCATGCATACCTTCTTCTTTATCTTTCATATCACCGTGCATTGCAGACATGATCTTATGATATGCAGATTGAATGTCTGCTTTTTTCATTTTGTTCATGTTGTCATACATTGCTTGGATCATACCAGATTTAGTTTTAGGCATATGCTCTTTTTCTGACATTTCGTCTTCGTCTTTATCGTCTTCTTTTTCTTTTTCTTTTTCACCGTCATGAGCGTCCTCTGCTTTCATGTGCTTATCTGCAGCAAGTTTTTGCATAGGTTCTGCCGGTGCGGCACCTTTGGTAGGAGCAGAGGAATCTTTTTTAACTTTGTCCTTTGACTTGTCTTGACCAACTTTATCAGTTGGAGAAGTTACTGCTGGACCAAGATCCTCATAGTCGCCTGCTTTTTGCATAGGGTCTGCTTTACCTGCACCTTTTTTAGGTGCGTCATGCATTGCCTCAGCCACTGCGCCCTCAGGAGCTTCAGAAACGATATTTTCGTTTTTGTTTTCTTCAGCCATTTTTATTTTACTCTCCTAATTTGATATCAAATTTTTGCGTATAACTATTTATTATTTCGTTAGTTTCTGTAAGAACCTATCAAAAGCTACTGCTTCTGCTACGGCCTTACGTTCTCTAGTTTCACGCTCAATTTGCGCTTTTATTTCAGAAACATCTTGTTCTTTGATGATTCCGTTATCCCAAACCCACTCTTTACCTTCCATTACGCCATTGACGAATGCTTGTGGTGCAGACGGGTCTGCGACTATATCGGCTGCAGTCGCTAAGTAAAAGTCTGATTTTACATAGTTGGTACCGCCTTTATTCTCTAGAGAACCCATGCCTCTAGAAGAAACTCCTAATTGTGCGCCTTCATCTATAAGAGATTTAACGATTTTACCATATGGTGTGTCAGTTATCTTTGCTTCACCGATATAGTTACCCTTACCATCACCTTCTAATTTAGTGATTATATGTGATACTCTCTCTAGATTAACAGTCGGTCCGTCAGGATGTCCTAACTCACCAAATGCTCTTTTACGCTGTATAAATTCTTTATTATAACGATTAACTTCTTTTTCTAATACTTCCATAGGGTAAACACGACCATTACGGTTTTTAATGTTTGCCTGCATGAAAATACCTTTTATCTTATGAGACTTTTTACCATTGTCTTCTTCGACAATGTATTTTGCCTCATTTATTTCTTCTCTAATAAGTTTCATGTGCGTATTTTCCCCTTTTGTTCTATTTATCTTATCTAACCTCTAAAATGACAGTATAACTATCATTTGCAACAAAATTGTGTGTAGAGAACAATATATCACCAGTCGGTGATGACGCATTGTTTGCTATCTGTATCGCAGGTGTCTGTAAGTCTATTGTGCCTTGACCCGATAAAAAAAGCGCTGATGCGTTAGTTGTTCCGTCAAATAAGATTTCAACGGACCCTTTTGGATCCGTTGTGTTGATACTATAAATTACTCTTGCAATTTTAGTAGATGATGACGCATGATTTAATGCGCTTGCGTCTACCTTTGTTACAAGACTTTCTCCTGTTCCGTCACTAAAATTAGTGAACTTCATAACAGTTTTAGAACCAGATACGTCTGTTATAGTTTGTGATGTAACTGTATCAGCCATTATCTTGTTTGTCCTGAGAAGTTGTAACCTTTTGATTTAGTTACTTCTATTATGAATGTACCTGTTACGGCACTTGCATTTGTAATAAGTATATCACCAGTCACGCCTGAACTTTCTGGGTTTGTAATCAATGGTTGTTTACCATGAAAACCAAACTCACCAGAACCATGTACTGATATTGCGTGATCGTTTGATGTTGCGTCAAACAAGAATGATACGTCACTTGTTGCCGCTGTTGTATTCCATTTAATACTTTTTATGTGTAATGTTGGGTTAGACGAATGACCTCTTAAGGCACTTGCGTCAACACACACTACTGCTGAATTTGTGTCGTTATTGATTTCGAACATTCTTACTGTTCTAGTTTCACTATCGACTAGGTTTCTTGCGTTTACTATTGCCATTTTTACTCTCCTTTATATGGTTAGACCTGTTTCTTTTTCGAAATAGGTTTCAATATCTTTTGGTTGTATTCTATGTTTCTTTGCTACTTGTTGTAGTATTCTAGGAAACATAGTCAATACTTTTTGTGGTGTCTTCGCCATCATGCCGAAAACATCATCTACTGCCTTCTTTGCCTTTGGGGCTAACTTACGATAGTTAAGAGAACGTTTGTGTTCGTCTTTTTCTTTAATCGTCAATCTCAGCTGGTTCAACGTTATTGCCATCTTGCCCTTCAGGTTCTTTAGTCATGATAGTTCCTGCTAAATCTTTTCTTTTAATATCTAACTCACTACCTACTTTGTCTGCTAATGCAGCCTTAATTTCTTTTTCCGCTTCAACAGTATCACCCTTGTCTAAAGCGTTAATCATATTTCTTGTATTTTCTATACTCATTAAAAATCTCCTTGTTCTTCATCATCACCTGGACCTTTATATAATCCAGCTTTTATTTCATCAGCAATCTTTTCTTGTTGCTCTATAATTTCTGCCTCTGAAAATTTAAGTATGCGTTTCATCATATAATCTCTTGATAACACAGTACCTAACATACCAGAATCCTTAACATCACGATATGTTGCCATACGATCTTTAAACATTTCACTTTCTTTTATTTCTGCAAAATATCCGTCATTTACATATTCATATTTGATAGTTTGACTTAATGTAGTTTCCCAATCCTCGATAGTAGCAATACCTTTGAGAATAAGTTGTGTTTTAAGTAAGTCATGAAATAAACTATTAAATCTATTTCTTAATCTAGAAACAAATTTAGTAAATTTAATTTCATCTCTACTTACCTCAGTTGAACGACCTAATTGTAAACCACCAGAGGCTTCACTATCAAGTCTGCTGTATGGTACATTCAACGATTGAAACAATTTCTTTTGGAAATATTTAATATCATCTATCTCACCTAGATTTGAGCCACCAGGTAATGTAGTGATTTCTGTACCTCTACCACCTTCTCGTCTTGGTAGCCAGAAGTCTTCAAGCATAGACATATATTGTCTATCGTCTCGTATTTCACCTGTACTTGCGTCATACACAAGTTTGTTTCTATATCTATTCATTACATCTTTTAGGTATTGCTCTGCTTTTACTTTAGGCAAGTTACCTACATCAATGTAAAAAATTCTTCTTTCAGGTGCTCTTGATATACGATAGATAAC